CAGCTAGAACAAGGCGCGTTTGCCACCTCCGTCATCCCCCCCACCACCACCGCGCTGACCCGTGCAGCCGATGTGGCGAACGTCAACACCCTAGCTCCTTGGTACAACGCCACGGAAGGCACGCTGTATGTTCAGGCGCAGGATATGTCTGATGCAGCGCACGGGACAAGTCAACCCAGAGCCGTGTCAATTAATAACGGAACATCGAGCAACACGATTGATGTTTCTAGAATCCCGGCCTCTGCGCAAGGCCGCGCCCGTATTGATGATGCCGGTGTCAGCCAATTCAACTCGCTTACTACGGCGTGGCCGCTTGCAACTCAAGCCAAAGTGGCGCTGGCCTACAAACTTAATGACGCCGCAGCGTGTTTGGGTGGAGGCACTGTGTTTACGGATAACACCGTAACTATCCCAACGACCACCCTTTTGTCTATTGGTGCTATTACAACGGGCGGGACAAACGGCTGGGTTGGCTGGATACAGCGCATCACCTACTACCCCACGCGTTTGTCCAACGCCCAATTGCAGGCCATCACCGCTTAAGGAGCACCCATGTACCACGATACCTTCCTGAAATTTACCGACGAAGCCGAGGCCAACGCGGCGCTGTTCAGCGAGCAGACCAACGTCCAGGGCGATGTGGTCGAGACGGTCTTGGTGCCCAAGTACGCTGCGGTGGATGTCGTTGGCGTGATCTACAAGCCCACGGGCAACGTGCTGCCTGCTGAGGACGAGAGCGGCGAAGCGGTGGATGAGATGGCTCCGATTGATGGCTGGCACGTCAACGTGCGCCACACCGACGAGGCCCCGGAGTTGGACGCCTACAAGGTGGAGGTCAAGACCCCCGCAAGGATGTGGGCCTAACAAGGTTTGAACGTCTAGTATGGAACTCCCCAAAATCACTCCTGTTGTGCAGTTTGTGACTGCGGCGTTTGCGCTGGTGGTTGGCGGCTACACAGCGGGAGATAAGTTTGGGTGGTTCCAACGTGAGATTCTTCAGTGGTCGCCGGAGCACTTCAAGATTGCTCCGACCAAGATTGGTCAGCCTGTAAACGTCACCGTCGCCAGAATCAAGAAGCGCGATGACTGCTCTGTTGAGGGGTTTGAGCCAACAGTTCGTGACGCTGCAGGGGTCATTCATGCCTCCACACCAAGCATGCCAAAATTTACGGGACCTGCCAGCGAAGAGGTTGACACGTTCACATACCAGCTAAAGATCTCGGACAAGAGCGCAGTAGCCCCGGGTAAAGCAACTTTGTTGGCAACCATCAAGTACAAGTGTCCTGAAGGCGAACGCACAGTGACATACCCCCGCCACGCCAATCTTTCTTTCCTGTTGGAGAAGTAATGGCTAAGTCACCCGCTTGGACCCGCAAGGAAGGGCAGAACCCCAAGGGCGGTCTAAACGCCAAGGGACGCGCTTCTGCCAAGGCCCAAGGCATGAATCTGAAGCCTCCTCAACCAGAAGGTGGCCCACGCAAAAAGTCGTTCTGTGCCCGTTCAGCGGGGCAGATGAAGATGTGGCCGGAAGCGGCCAAAGACCCGGAAAGCCGGTTGCGGAAAGCCCGCAAGGCATGGAACTGTTGAGTGGGGAGTTCTTGTGGAAGCGACAATACTCTGGAACCTCGTCCTGACCATCCTGATCGGTGCAGTGGCGTTCTTCATGTCAGCCAAGTTCAAGGAGCTTGATCGCATATCTATCCTGCTCAACCGCACGCGGGAAGAGATTGCCCGTGACCACATCACGAGATCTGAGTTTCGGGCGGATATGAAAGAGTTGCTGGAGCGCTTTGACAGGATCGAAGCCAAGCTAGATACTCTGCGGAGCAAGCAAGTTGCCGGTCAAGTCTGACGCTCAGCGGCGTTTGATGTATGCCGCGTTGAAAGATCCTAAGGGCACAGGCATCCCCCGTAGCGTTGCCGAGAAGTTTGTCGGGCCCAAGGCCCATAAGGAGTCCGAAATGAAAAAGCCGATGCCTGCTTTCCTGATGAAGGGCAAGAAGGACGAGAAGAAAGAAGCCAAAAGCAAGCCGTTCGCCAAGGGTGGCGGCATCGAGTCCAAGGGCAAGACCAAGGGCAAGATGGTCAAGATGGCGATGGGCGGCAAAGCCTGCTAAGGAACAATCATGGACTACGCAGCCGAATCTAAACGCGAAGTTGATTCGCTCCTGAAGCGATATCCTGCCCCGCGCCGTTCAAAAGCCAAGGGTGTAGATGGTGGCATTTACACAGCAGAGATGGGCGCTCCTCCGCAAGATATTGACGGCGCTTCTGTCAGGCCGGTGAAGAAGGCCAAGGGCGGCAAGATCGATGGCTGCGCCCAACGGGGCAGAACCAACTGCAAGTACGTTTAAGGAACCAGACATGAACGAAGCTACCTACGGCGAGGACGAGCGCCCTGCCGCCACGGGAATGTCCGATGCAGCGGGGTTAATGCCCGAGAAGCCCAAATCCTTCAAGGAAGCCTTTGCTGAAGCCCGCTCTGCTGGCGACAAAAACTTCACTTGGCAAGGCAAGAAGTACACGACGGCTATGGCAGCCAACAAAAGCGCGGTTTCTTCCAAAGATCTTGCGGATGCGAACAAAAGCAGTGATCCACTCGGCGCTCTTGTACGGGCTAAACGGTTTACCGACGTTGGTTCCGAAGAAGACCAAAGGTCGCGTGGCCTCAATCGTGCTGCGTCCGGTTCGGATACAAACGTGCGTGCCAGAGGATTGAATCGTGCTCCGTCTGGTTCAGATGTAGACATGCGTGCAAGAGGGTTCAAGGGTTACGCCAAGGGCGGCTCTGTGTCCTCTGCTTCTAAGCGGGCTGACGGCTGCGTCACCAAGGGCAAAACCAGGGGCAAGTTTGTATGATGGCATCGCGTGGCATGGGAGCCATCCGCAAAGGTGTGGTGAAGAAGCGCCGTGACAACACTGACTTCACTGAGTACGCAGAAGGCGGAGAAGTTGGCCTCTACGAAAACATCCATGCCAAGTGTAAACGGATTGCCGCTGGATCGGGTGAGAAGATGCGCAAGCCGGGTTCTCCCGGCGCTCCTACTGCCAAAGCCTTCAAGCGCTCCGCTCTGACAGCAAAGTAAATCATGGCAACCTCCGGCACCACTACGTTTAATCTCGACCTCAACGAGGCTGTTGAAGAAGCCTTTGAGCGTTGTGGTGCTGAGTTGCGCACGGGCTACGACCTGAAGACTGCCCGTCGATCTTTGAACTTGCTGTTCGCAGACTGGGCGAACCGTGGCATCAATATGTGGACCATTGAGCAGGGCCAACAAGTCCTGACTCCTGGCACAAACACCTACACGCTGCCCTCTGATACGGTGGACCTGATTGAGCATGTGATCCGCACGGGCGCGGGTAACGTCTCCACGCAGACGGACCTGACCATTACGCGCATCAGTGTCTCTACCTACTCATCCATCCCGAACAAGCTTCAGCAGGCAAGGCCGATTCAGGTGTGGATCAATCGCCAAGCCGACGCTCCGCAGTTCACGGTATGGCCCACGCCTGACAACTCGCAGACCTACACGTTCGTTTACTGGCGGCTGCGCCGGATTCAGGACGCTGGGGCTGGTGGTACGTACACGCAAGACATCCCGTTCCGTTTCCTCAATGCGTTGGTCTCCGGCCTTGCGTACTACCTGTCCATGAAGATCCCAGGCGCGATGGAACGCATGCAGGTGCTGAAGGCGCAGTACGACCAAGATTGGGATCTGGCCTCGACGGAAGACCGTGAGAAGGCTGCGGTGCGGTTCGTGCCCCGACAGATGTTTATCAGTTAATTAGCCAGTTTATCGTCGCAAGATAAACTCCCTAAACTATGTCAAACCGCTTTGCAAACGGCGCAAAGGCATTCGGGTTCTGCGATGTCTGTGGGTTCCGTTTTAACCTGAAGAAGCTCAAGAACCTCACGGTAAAGACCAAGCAGACCGCGATCAAAGCGTGCCCCCAATGCTGGACCCCAGATCAGCCACAGTTGCAGCTTGGGATGTATCCAGTCAGTGATCCGCAGGCTATCCGCGACCCTCGTCCTGACACTAACACTTGGTACTCTTCTGGCCTGACTGCAACGGGTTCGTTTGGTGAGGGCAGTCGAGTGATCCAGTGGAACTGGAACCCGGTTGGCGGGTCCAGAGGTTTTGATGCGCCCCTGACGCCGAACGACTTGGCACCGCAGGGTTTAGTAGGTACAGTCACCGTTGTAACGGCATAGGAGCCATGATGAAAGATGTTCACAAGCACGAACGTGCAATGCACCCCGGCAAGCCGATGACCAAGCTGGCCAAGGGCGGGAAAGCCTTCAAAAAGGGTGGACCCACCACGGATGACCGCATGCGCCTGGGCAAGAATATGTCCCGCGCCATGAACCAGAAGACGGGCTGAACCATGGGCAAGATCACAAAGCTGCCGCCTGCCAAGCAGGCATACCCCCAGGAAGCTGAGAACCCTCGGGACCTCTGCATGGTGGTAAACAACATCTCCAAGCATCCTGCTCCGCCTGCTAAGACCTCGGGCATCAAGATCCGTGGGACTGGCGCAGCCACCAAGGGCACGATGGCTAGGGGTCCGATGGCATGAACTACTCCGAGTTGAAGACCGCTGTTGAGGATTACACCGAGAACACGTTCTCGGCAACTGACTTCGCCACGATGACGGAGTTGGCTGAGCAGCGCATCTACAACTCTGTTCAGCTTCCGGCGCTCCGCAAGAACGTCACTGGCACGCTGACTTCTGGCAATCAGTACCTCGCTGCCCCAACAGATTTCTTGTCTGTCTTCAGTCTTGCGGTCATCGATGCTTTGGGCAACTATGAGTACTTGCTGGACAAGGATGTCAACTTCATCCGCTCCGCGTTCCCCAATCCGTCCACGACGGGTACACCCAAGTACTACGCGCTGTTTGGCCCTGACTCAGGCAACCTGACTGAGTTGACGCTGATCCTTGGCCCGACGCCCAGTGCTGGTCTGACGGCAGAACTGCACTACTTCTACTACCCTGTCAGTATCGTCACGGCTAGTACGTCTTGGCTGGGTGACAACTTTGACTCCGTGCTGTTTAACGCGGTGATGGTTGAAGCGGCGCGGTTCATGAAACAGGAGCCTGACATCGTGGCGGAAATGGACAAGCAGTACGTGCAGTCCCTGACGCTACTGAAGAACCTGGGTGATGGCAAGAATCGTCAAGATGCCTATCGCAATGGGCAGGTTAGAACCAAAGTTATCTAAGGAGGCATCATGCCTATCACGCAATGTATGGTCACTTCCTTCAAGGCTGATGCTCTTGGGGGCGTTCAGGATCTTGATACCGATGTGATCAAGTTGGCTCTGTACACCAGCGCCGCTACGCTGGACGCAACGACCACTGTGTATTCCTCAACCAACGAGGTAGCCGCTAGTGGAACCTACTCCGCAGGGGGAGGAACGCTAACTGGAGCAGCGATCAGTACGTCGGGAACGACTGCGTTTGTAGATTTTAGTGACATCTCGTTTACGTCTGCGACGATCACAGCCCGTGGGGCGCTGATCTACAACAGCAGCAAGAGCAACAAAGCGATTGCGATACTGGACTTTGGGTCTGACAAGACGTCAACCAACGGCACGTTCACGGTGCAGATGCCTGCTGCTACGGCCTCTGATGCGCTGATCCGCATTGCGTAATGTCGGCGCTGTACCACGCCTACTCGCAGACGGTTGCGGATGGAACTGCAACCTCTGTCGTTCGCCCCTCGGATTGGAACTCTGCCCACGTTCAAGGCCAGACAATCTCTGGTAATACGGCGGGGTTTTCGTCTTTCACGGGAACGAACATCGTCCTCCAGGGTGGCAATAACGTCACTCTGAGTGCGGCGACTGCGGCGGGTGCAGCAACGATAATCATCAGCGGGGCCAACACGGTTGCACAGACCGTGCAGACCCAAGCCTCTGGCGCTATTGCTGGCACAGGGTTTACCAGTACAACGACTGCTGGAACCGCCATCACGGCGGCTATGGGGACCAACGGTCTAAGCATGGCCGTGCCCCAGTTCATCACCACCTATGTCAATGATTTGACCTCTGGACGGGCGGGTACAGGATTTACCAGCACGACTACAGCGGGGACTGCAATCACTGCTGCGCTTGGTACCAATGGCCTCTCAATGGCTATCCCTGCGTTCCTGACAACTGCCACTCAGTCTGTTCAAACGCAAGCCTCTGGCGCGATAGCAGGTACTGGCTTCACCTCGACCACTACGGCTGGCACGGCCATCACTGCTGCGCTTGGCACAAATGGTTTGACGATGGCTGTCCCGCAGTACATAACGACCTTCGTTAACGACCTGACGTCAGGCCGAGCCGGGACAGGCTTCACCAGCACAACCACGGCGGGTACGGCTATTGTCGCCACCCAAGGTACAAACGGCCTCTCAATGGCGGTGCCTGCGTACATCACGACATTTGCAGCGCAGACAGCGGATACCAACAAGGCAGGTACAGGCACTACGCTTGCAACCACAAACATCAATGCAACGCTGGCTGCAAACACCAATGGTGTGGCGCTGTCTTTGAGTGTTCCAGATGTGGACTTCAATGCGTGGAATCTGCTGGGCAATACTTCAGGAACCACTGGCACCACGGTCACTACGCAAGGGGCGCTGTATTTTCACGGTGGCAACAACATCACTTTGAGCGGGAACTCCAACACCATTGTCATTTCTGCTGGTGCAGGTGGGGGGACGACCAACCAGACGGGCCCAAACATCGCTGTTGTAGGCTCGACCATCACATCCGGCACGGTAGTCTTTAGCAACTCCAACGGCGTAAGTTTTGGCCTTAACGGCAGTACGTTGACGGCTTCAGTTCTGCCAAACCCTGTGCGTGACGGCTGGGCTCCGTATAGTGACCTTGAAGTGGTCGCAGGCCAACAAGGGCAAGGAACCTTGTATTTTGAGCCTGAGCATAGCCCTAATTTTATTCAAGACAGAGTTGGAATCCCGATTGCGTACACCAATGCCACAAATTCCACCGGGTCAGTAACTCTTAGTTACTGGATAGGCTTATACACACAGAACGTCAGTACGCTTTCACTTGCAAGCAGCACTTCATTTAGCACTGGTTTTACGTTTTCTGGAACCGTTGCAAGCTACTCGTTGTTTTCGGGTATGCGGCTGCTTACTATCCCGTGGTCATTGACGTTAGCCGATCAGGAAGTTTACATTGGTCAGCTTTCCAGAACCACAACAGGCGGTGCCAACGCCTCTATTTCTCAGATGTTAGTTACCAACATCAATAGCAATTTTGTTGGTTTCTTCGGTCTATCTCACAACACCACGATGCAGTTTACGCAAGGTCAAGGTGTGTACTCAACAACTACAGCAGCACTGCCAAACAGTGTGGCGTTTAGCCAGATTCGTGGATCTGATTCTCTGGCGTTTCGCGCCCCTGCAATTAGGTTCATCAACAGCACGGTGTAAGTATGGACATCAACGACTTTGATAATTGCCAAAGAATTACGGTTGACGATACTGTTTACATCGTGTTATCCATCCCCGTGCCAAACATTGCTTTGTGCGTCCGTGAATTTGATGTAACTGGCGGTGCCTCCTACGTGGCTACTGTGATTGTTGGGATGCCTTGATGCAGCCACAGATCATCTCCTCCTATGACGGCGGCGCTCACAACGCTGATCTGGAAAAGACCGTATCTCGCCTGACTGCAGAGAAGTCTTACAAAGACCTGTCTTGCATCCAGATCGTGCCGTGCTTTGGGCAGATCCCCACGCGGGCGGTGGCTTCGTGGATGAACCTGTATGCGCCTCCCAATGCCAAATTTACACGCCTGTGGGCTGTAGGCATGGAGGTTGGCAAGGCGTTCTCGTCTGCTATTGAGAGCATCTTGGCTCATCCAGACCTGAGCAAGTGGAAGTACATCATCACGCTTGAGCACGACAACATTCCGCCTCCCGACGGTGTTGTGAAGCTCCTGATGCAGATGGAGAACCACCCGGAGTATGCGTGTATCGGTGGACTTTACTTCACGCAAGGCCCAGGGGGATGTGCTCAGATCTGGGGTGATCCTAAAGACCCTGTGACCAACTTCCGTCCGCAGCGACCTGATCCTGCTGGTGGGTTGGTGGAGTGCTGCGGAACCGGTATGGGTTTCAACGTCTGGCGTCTTGATATGTTCAAGGACGAACGACTGCGTAAGCCTTGGTTTGTGACGCAGACAGATCAAGGCGTTGCCACTCAAGATTTGTACTTCTGGTCCGATGCTAGAAAGTACGGCTATCGCTGTGCTATTGACTGCTCAGTGAAGGTCGGGCATTACGACCTAGAAGGCAAGCGCGGTGGCATTCCTGACTACGTGTGGTGATCAATGAAACTTGACCTTGGTTGTGGCGGTAAGAAGAAAGAAGGATTCCTCGGCGTAGATCAGTACGCTATGGAAGGTGTTGATGTCGTCCTTAACATCGGTGTTGATCCCTGGCCTTGGGAAGACAACACTGTGGAGGAGATCCACGCCAGCCATTTTCTTGAGCACCTGACTGCACCGCAGCGGGTTCACTTCATGAACGAAGCATTCCGGGTCATGAAGGAAGGGGCGAAAGCCACGGTGATCACCCCCCATTGGGCCTCAAACCGTGCCTATGGGGACTTCACGCATCAGTGGCCCCCGGTCTCGGAAATGTTCTACTACTACCTGAAGCAGGCGTGGCGTGATGCAAATGCTCCGCACACTGACAAGAAGTGGAACCCGGCAGGCTATTCCTGCAACTTTGACGCTACCTGGGGTTACTCGTTCTCTCCAGAGCTTGGCGCTCGACACCCAGACCACGTACAGTTTGCCCTGCAGAACTACAAAGAAGCCGCTCTCGACACTCATGCAACCCTGATCAAACCGATAACCAAAGTGGATTAAGTAATGGCAGCGGCATTTCAGAGTAATGCGTTTCAAACAAACGCATTCCAAGCAGATGTCGTTGTCGATGTAACAGTCCTCGCAACCGGCGTCCAGGCTCTTGGGCAAGTCGGTGATGTAGCGGTCACCGGCGCTGCCGTTGTTGACGTTACCGGGGTTCAAGCTACCGGCCAGATCGGCACGGTTACGGTTCAGCTTGGGGTTGATGTCCCCGTCACGGGCGTCCAAGCCACGGGGCAGGTTGGTGATGTAGCCGTCACCGGCACAGCGCTTGTAATTCCCACAGGTGTATTTGCTACAGGCCAAGTTGGCACTGTCACGGTTGATGCGCAGACGGTTGTTGACGTTTCCGGAGTCCAAGCCACAGGCCAGACAGGCACTGTCAGCGTCACAGGCGCAGCCGTTGTGGCTCCTGCCGGAGTCCAGGCCACCGGTCAAATTGGCACAGCTATCGTTGCTGCAGGGGCTTTGGTCACGCCCACGGGCGTTCAAGCCACGGGCGCAGTTGGCACCGTCACGGTTCTGCTGAACCAGATTGTTCAGGCTACTGGGGTCCAAGCTACCGGCCAAGTTGGTACGGCCTCTGTCACAGGCACATCGCTTGTGTTGCCTGCAGGTGTGCAAGCTACCGGTCAGGTTGGCACGGTCAATGCCTTCACAGACATCACGGTCCCGGTCACCGGAGTCCAGGCCACTGGCAATATTGGCACGGTCACCGTCACGGGTGCAGTCCTCGTAGAGGTCACAGGGGTTCAAGCTACTGGCAATATTGGCACCGTCTCGGTCACAGGCACTGCGTTGGTTCTGCCGACCGGAGTTCAAGCCACAGGGCAAATTGGCACGGTCACCATCGAGCTTGTTCAAACGGTGGTGGTCACTGGGGTTCAGGCAACAGGGTTTGTCGGGACGGTCACCGTCACTGGCGGCGCTACCATACTTCTCACTGGCGTTCAAGCCCTTGGGCTGGTAGGATACGTAAACGTCTGGGGCCTTGTGCCCACACCGCAGGTTCCTGACTGGGAGGTGGTAAGTGACACGCAAACACCGGGATGGACCGCAGCGGGAACAAGTCAAACGCCGGGGTGGGCAATAGTGCCCGACACGCAGGCCCCTGCATGGGCGCAGATCTCTAACCCCCAGTCTCCAAACTGGCACTAAATCATGGCTTCATACACCACAAGTCTTCGGCTGGTCCAGCCTAATACCGGGGAGTACTCTGGTACGTGGGGCACCCAGGTCAACACGGGCCTGACCGCGCTGGTTGATACTTCTGTGGCGGGGACCGCCACGATCACCATGACAACAGCGGACTACACGCTGTCTTCAAACAACGGTGCGACCGACGAAGCTCGGGCGATGGTGCTGAACTTGACGGGCCTCCCTGGATTGGCACGAAATGTGATCTGTCCCGCGGTCAGCAAGGTCTACGTTGTGTACAACAACACGGGCTACGCGCAAACGCTCAAGACTTCTGCTGGGTCTGGGATCTCTGTCCCTAACGGATCCACGGCATTCCTGCGTTGCGACGGCACGAACGTAGTTGCGGCGACAAATTACTTTGGCTCCCTGACGCTAGGCGCTGCGCTGCCAATTACTTCCGGTGGAACGGGCTCAACATCTACCACGTACTGTTCTCTTACAGCCAATGTGACCGGGACGCTACCCGTGGGCAACGGTGGCACTGGTGCCACTACGCTGACCGGCGTTCTTAAAGGTAACGGCACTTCGGCTTTTACTGCGGCTGTCGCAGGGACTGATTATGTTACGCCGACTGGTACTGAAACACTAACCAACAAAACGCTGACAAACCCTACGGTGAACAACTACACCGAAGGCGTAGTGGCTATTGGCACGGTAACAACGTCAAATACGCTTAGCCTCACAAACGGCACTGTTCAAACTGCTACCCTGACGGCTTCTACGGCCTGCACGTTTACGATGCCTACAGCAACGGCGGGCAAGAGTTTTATTTTGTTATTGAAGCAAGCGGCCAGCACAGGCAATGGCTCAGCTACATTTACAGGGGTTAAGTGGAGCACGCTTGGCGCTCCAACAATTACCGCAACCGCTGGAAAAATGGACATTCTAAGTTTTGTTTCAGATGGGACAAACTGGTATGGATCGTTTGTTCAAGGGTACACGCCGTAATGTTTGCCGCTAAAAACTTTATTCTGACTGGCGGTCTTTTGCCAGTAGGCCAACAAGCCTATACAACCGCCGGAACATATTCATGGACTGCCCCTGCGGGGGTAACGTCTGTTTGCGTGGTTTGTGTGGGTGGTGGCGGCGCTGGAGAAGGTGGCGGCAACAATGATGTGCTTGGCGGAGGTGGGGGCGGGCTTGCTTACGCCAACAACATCGCCGTGACACCGGGAGCCAGCTATACGGTCGTCGTTGGCTCTGGCGGCACAGGCGGCTCCGGCGCTGGCGGTAATGGTGGGCAGTCGTATTTCAACAGCAGCACCTATTTGTTTGCAGACGGCGGCAGTGGTGGAACAGGTAGTGGAACTATTGCTGGTGGGGGTGGAGGCGGAAGTGTTTCTGGCGCTGTCAGTTATACCGGTGGATCGTCAAATCCTTTCGTTTCCACTTCTCCAGCGGTTGGAATGGGCGGCGGCGGTGCTGCTGGTTATGCCGGTAATGGTGGTGATGGTGGGCCGTCACCCACTGCGGGCTCTGGTGGTGGCGGCGGCGGTGCAGCGCGAGGTGTTTTGAACACCGTTGGCGGCAAAAATATATACGGCAATGGTGGCGGCGGTGGTGGCGTAGGAATACTTGGGCAAGGTTCTAACGGCGCTGGAGGCACTTTTGGTGGTGGTGGTAGTGGTGGTATAGATGGTGCGGCTAGAGACACATCGCCATATACGGGCGGCGCTGGGGGTGCTTATGGCGGCGGGGGTGGAGGTGGCGGCGCTGAAGAAACCGCCGTGGGTTCTGGCGTCTACACGTACAAAAACGGAGGCTCTGGTGGCTCTGGAGCAGTGCGTATCATTTGGGGTGTTGGACGCGCCTTTCCATCAACAGGCACGGGGGATGTGTAATGATTGATCTCGTAGGTGGCGGTGTCCTCGGCTCCTTGTTAGGCGGACTGTTCCGCCTTGCGCCGGAAGTCCTGAAGTTCTTTGATCGCAAGAACGAGCGCCTGCACGAACTCAAGATGTTTGAGCAGCAGTGCCAACTGGAGACGCTGCGCGGTGCGCAGAAGTTGCAGGAGATTGGTGCTCAGCATGGCATGGCGGTCGATGTTGGCGTTCTGGATGCGTTCAAGTCTGCCATTGATCAGCAGGCCGAAATGGTCAAGGCGGCGGGTGGATGGGTTGCGAGTCTTTCTGCCTCAGTGCGACCCTTAGTGACGTACTGGATTTTGCTCTTGTGGTCGTTTGTCCATGTATGGTTTGCGTGGAATGCTTGGCTGTCTGGCGCTGCGCCCGTTGATGTGTTTAAGACCATGATGACAGCAGACTTTGCAGCACTTGTTGCAGGCACCATAAATTACTGGTTCCTTGATCGCACTTTGAAGCAGCGGGGGCTTGCGTGAACCTTGACGTAGCCGTTGCGCTGTGCAAGCAGTTTGAAGGCTTACATCGTGTAGGCAGCGACGGGCTAATCTACCCGTACATCTGCCCTGCTGGCTATCCTACGATTGGTTGGGGGACGGTATATAAACCCGATGGCTCCAAGGTCACAATGGAGCACCAACCTATCACGCGGGAAATTGCAGACCTTTGGCTTATGGACGAACTCCAGCGCGTCTGTGCCTCAGCCGTGACACGGCAGTGCCCTGAACTCTTTGCGTGGAGCGTACAGAACGGGCAGTGGCGGCAATTCTGTGCTATCGCTGACTTCACGTACAACCTTGGGTCCGGTAGACTGCAGACCTCCACCCTGAGGCGCAAGCTACGTGCGCTGGACTGGGAAGGTGCCAAGGAACAGTTGGCCCTGTGGGTGCGCGGTGGCGGGCGTGTACTGCCCGGTCTGGTCAAGCGTAGAGCCGCAGAGGCGGCGCTGCTGGGGTAAACATGCCGCTCAAGAAGATCACGCTCAAACCCGGTGTAAACCGCGAAGGAACCCGCTATTGAAC